GCGAGTTTGATAAAATATATAAACTTATCTGTATCCACTCCACCATCAATAATACTGTTTTTAACAATATCAGACCTTTTTATAAATAGTACTGTAGCCATATTATTTTCTCCAATAGTTATTTTGAGCAGAGGCTATCTGTGCGACCTCTGGCTCGTTAGTTTCTATTCTCGCTTCACTTCTAAGACTAGGATCTAATTCCATAATCTTAGCTCTAGCTTCTGATACAGATATTCTCTTGTTATTCTTTCTTAAATACGTTTGTCGCATCCAATAGTGTGAGCAGTTTACCCCACCTTTATAAAGCCATACATTATAGTTATCAGCTCCATCTAAACCAAAGCCCTCATTAACATTGTTAGCGTTTCCGTTATAGTTAGGATCAGAGCTATCTAAGTCCTCTTTTCTATACACCTTGTTAGATGACATCATTTTCTGACAAAAGTCTCTACTAGCTCCAGCAGTGCTTCTACCAGCAGTGTAAACATAGCGTACCTTTAATATACTGGTATCTTGCTCACTCACTTTATTAGGGCTACTAGATACTGCACTAGCAAACTTTAGTGTTTTATGTATAAGGTCATCATACTCATTAGCTGGTCTCTCATCAATCAGCTCATAGTCAGATAAGTCCTCATCCTCTATATTCATAAGAGCATCGTATAAATCCTCTTTCATTTTATCCATATCCTCTAAAGGCACACAGTTAGGGACTTCTTTACCATCCTTAATCTTTGTTCCTATTTGCTCGTATCCATCCCAGCAAGGTTTCTTAAGATCGTGACTCTCACAAGGCATATAGTATGTCTTACCATCTTGTTCGTGTTCGTGGTATCCTTCGCAATCCATTTCTTTAGCTGCTGCCTCTGCTTCTTCTATTGTTTCGTAAGCAGTTCTACCATCTATCTGTACACTCATTGATAGCTTCTGTCCAGTCTCCTCTTCTACTTGCTCTTTAGTCATAGCATTCTCTAAGTCTACAAATTCTAAAGGCTGAAGCGTTTTAAAGTACAAATTAAGCACTATCTCGTTAAAGGCTAGTATATCATCAAAGGCATTGATTAAAAGCTCTTGAAAGGGCTTTATTACAGTATTATCCATTAAGATACTAGCTGTGCGAAGCTCATCCGCATTATTCCCTAGTCCAGTACTGTCTTTTATACCTAATAACATAGGGCTTATGATTCTGTGAGCTACCATTACTTTAGATTGACTCTCCTCACTAAGAAACTGATACTGTTGATGTGCATCGCTAAGTTGTACTGGCTCTATAGATGCTTCATTCTCTTTACCATCATTAAAGGCTAATATGAATTTGCCACTATTGCTAGTACCAGAAAACTTGTCTCTTATCTTTCTCTCTATCATCTCTTGAGTCTCCTCATCTGGGACTCCATTATTAAACGAAATCATCATAGAAGGGCTGAGACCATTCTGGATGTTGTTTAAGTGATAGTTAGCTATCTCACTCTCTAGCTCTGCATATTGTAAACCACCTTGATAGTCTACTGGAGAATAGTAATAGAATCCAGCTCTATAAGGCTTTACACAGTATATTTCTATTTCATCATTAGATGTACCAAACGCACTAAATCTCTCTGTCTCTTCATTAGGTTTTATATCATCCCAATCAGCCATATAAAAATAAGAGTCTATTTCTCCATCTTCATTAGCCTTACCAGATCTAAGTGTTTCTATAGGGAAGTGAGCTATCTCTACTATTTTAGTGTGGTTAGAGTTATATATAACTTGCATCGCACACTGTCCCATAAGTTTTAAATCATAAGCTAATTTTCTAACACAGCTATCTTTAAATAAAGACTTCATTTGTGCATACTCATTAGGCTTCTGACTATTATCTGTAGCATCTAAGCCTCTACCGAAAATCATTTGACTAATTCCGTTTACCGCAGCATTATTAGTCGGAGAAGCATTATACATATCAATCAAATACTGATAGTAGTTATTATCATCCCCATACGCTACCCACTCTTTGTTCTTAAACTCCTTAACCTCTGGAGTAGTGTAGGTATTCAAATTTACTATTCTTATACTCATATTATTATATAATCGTTATCGTAACTATCCTCTGTAGTGTACTCGTTTTCATTTATATCGTAGTAATCATTGTTAGACTGGTTTATAGTCTGATCTGTGCAGAATACTTTGTCTTTGTATATTACTGATCCATTTAATAACACATCCATAGTGTAGTAAACATCCTTCTTTAGTGTACCAAAAACAGCCTCAAAACTCATATAATCGTGATCTGTTGATGCAGTAGCTGAAACAGTTACTACTCCTCTAGTGCTTTCATTAGTCAGTTTTACTTGTATCTGACCATCTATATATTGTCTAGGTATTACCTTAAAGGTTTTAGTACCACTAGTCCCTATAATCTTCATACTAATATAACGTAGTATTATTAACTTTTGTGTAAAAAAAAAGCTACCCCTAAGGATAGCCTTTTACAAACCATTTAATTATTATGGATTAATTTTAGAAGCACTAATTTCAGCTTCGAAAGCTGTAGCATCTACAAAGTAAGCTGGTAGCGTTTCTTGAGCAGCCATAGTTAAAGTAAAGCCACTTAAATCAGCCATTCCAGCTCCAGTTACAATAGTTCCCCCAGAACAATCAGCTCCGTGAGATGCACCTACCATAAGATAGTTTCCATTATAATCCTTAATTACAACGTGAGGTCTAGCCTTTACCAAAAGGATTAATTCCTCTTGCGTTGCTTTATCTAATTTAGTCAAAGTCAGATTAAGAGTCTGCTCATAAAAAGCAGTCCCATTCTCACGAGAAGCTGTGATAGTTTGCTCTAAGCTAGAGTTTCCTTTTACATCAAACTCAAAGAAATCTGGAGTACCACTAAAAGCAGTAACTTCTCCAGCAGTAACTGTCAAAGTCCCCATAGTCCCAAAGTCTGCAAAGTAAACCGCTTGAATACCACCAACGCTATCCTTGCAAGGTACTGATCGACCAGTTGTTAAATTACAAGCCATATTATTATTTTTTTTAAAGAAAAAGGGTAGGTAAGACTATTCCAACCCACCCCTTTAATATGTTAATATTCTATTTCTTAAGCTAGAGTAAGAAGTACTAAATCACTTCCAATTCCATACTGTACACCAGCAGTGTATCGCATAATTACACGAACATTTTGGTCTCCTAAAATCTCGCTTGTATCTACGAGCTTCACTTCTGTATGGTCAGACATCAAGCCAGTTCCAAAGAACAAGTTAGAAGCTTCTCCAGCTACAATGTGGTCAGATGGCATACCTGGAGCGTGTTGGATTTTAATCCCTTCAAACGCTAAAGCATTACCCATATTGTACCACTGTGATCCTTGATCGTTAGTACCAGCAGCACCAAGACCAGCAGCACCAAATCCTCCTAAAGCTCTTACATAAGCTTGTAAAGCGATAGTAGGTAGGTAGATAGTTAAATCTTCTTTACCATAAACAGCAGAAGGAATAGAATCAACTACATTTCCTAAAAGAGCTATAATGTTTGTAGAAGTAAAAGAAGTTTCTGAGTCATTAGCAGCATCATTTACATCTCCATCAGCAGCCATAAGAGTAGTGAAACCATCAAACTGTCCGTTAGATCCATCATAAGCACCAGCCCATAAGTCTTGCTCAGTTTTCTCAGCTACTTTAGAAGCAACGTGACCGATTAAGAAATCAGAAAACGCTGGAGGAAGAGAATCGTAAGCAGAATATCCCATCTGTACAGCTTCCCAGTCCTTACGAAAATCAGCCTTACACAAAACAAGGTTTACTTGTAATTCAGTAGGCTCAAGGATTCTTTCTGTTAGTGTTAAAGCATCAGCAGTCTCTGTGAAATCACAAGAAGCATTAGCAACAATACCAGTAGAAGCGATTTTCTTGATTACTTCTTTGTATTTTACATTAGGTTTAATAGTGACAGCTCCATCGTTAAGAGTCTTACCACTTAAAAGTGCTGCTGCGATGTACTTTCCAGCAAATTCTCCAGCATACGTTGAGGTAATAGTGTTTACACTACCATTACCAGCATAAAGATTAGTCTTTTTCATTTTTTTATTATTTATTTAATTGTCTTAATACTCTATCTAGAGTAGTTTCGTTTCTGTTTTGAGAAAACTTTACTTCTTGTTTTTTAGAAGCTTTTCTTTCTGGGCTATGCTTGAATTTTCTAGACATTTCCTCTTTTTTCTCTTCGTCTTTTTTCTCGTAAGAGTCATCAAACTTTTTCTTAAGCTCTTTTAACTCTTCCTTTACTTCCTCAATAGCTGGTGCAACTACATCAACTACTGCTTGTACGATAGCTTCCACTTCTGGAGCTACTTCTTCTGGTACTTCAGTTTCGATAACTTCTTCTTCAGCTTCTACTACTACCTCTTCTGCTGGTGCTTCGGCTTCTCCAATAGAAGCAATAACTCCCTCTTCCTCTACAACTAAAGAACGTCCATCCTCTAGCTTGTATCCTCCGATTGGAAGTGCTACACGCTCATCCTCAGTAACAATAAAAATAGACTGACCAGCCTCAAAAGACTCAGCTTCGATTACTGTACCATTGTCTAAAGTCTGTTGAGCTAACTTTACGTTAGTATTCAAAAGAGCTTTAATCTTAGATAACATTTCTGTCGTTTTCATATTTATTTATTTATTAATTAATTAACTAAAATCCGCTAAACCAAATCTTTCATTAGCTTGTCTTAACAATTCTTTATAAGCTGATCTAAACTCAGAGTCTACACTTTCAGCTACACTTAATATATTTTTAATTCCATCATAATCTCTAATTAATTCTGCTGGACTAATTCCTAAATCATTAGCTTTTTCCTCTAAAGTTTCTATCTTAGATCTCATATCTGTATAAGCCTCTTGAAAGCTATAAGCCGCACCATTTACTACATAGTTATCTACTGCAATAGAAAGTTCTGTGTTAAAATCCATAATTTTATCTACCCACTCTTGCATAAACTCTACACCATAAGAAGCCTCACTATAAGACTGCTCTAGCCATTCATACTCATTATCTATTTCATCTACTATAGATAGCTTAACTTGTTTCTTAGGCATCCCTTTAGCTATCTTGCTAAATACTGTTTTTTTTGTGTTCATAGTTTGTATTTTTTTAATCCTCTATATCATTTGCCCAGCTTAGTAAGCTTGTAAAATCTACACCAACTAGTTTGTCTTGCTCGTAATTATAGTTGTAAATAAGGCTATCTAAAACTTCATATTTATTTAAAATATCATAATAATTTCTTACATCATCAGACAAATCATCTAATCCTAAGTCTCTTAATGCGTTTTGATATTCAAATATTTTTTCTTTAAAATTATTAGTATCTTGCTCTAAAGTATCATTACTATCTCTAAGATCCTCATAAGCATTTTTAAACTCTCTCGCTAAAGGTCTTATTTGTTCTAATAAAGAATTAAAGTTTTTAGCTATAGAAACTACTTCATCAAAATTGGCTTGAGCTACATCATATTCAGATAAAGTACTAATAGCATCTTCTAAATCACTTTTAATACTTAAATCTACTTTTTTAACTGCTTTTAGTTTTAGCTCTCTATGCTTATCTGCATCAAACAGCCTACTGAATACTGTATTTTTTGTGTTCATAATAATATAACGTTTGTATTATTTTTTTTGCATTTTTAATTAGCATCCTCACAAGCTGTACAGTCATCATAAGCAATAGATGCTGTATTTATATGTATACCCTCTGAATGATGCTCTGCTGTTACTGTATAACAAGCATTATGGTTATTCTCTAGAGTTAAGTAGTAAGTTTTACCTACAATAAGCTCTGTATCGTGCATATGAACGTGGTGTGTGTGGGCATCTGAGCATCTCTCTACTAAATATCCATACCAAACCCCAGTAATAACCTCTCCTTTACTTTTACCAATACCTTGAGCCCATAGGCTACCATCACAGCACTTTCTAGAGTATGTTAATTGATCTTTACACAAACATCCTCTTTTGCTATTCTTAGGACTGGTTCTGCTAGGTATCTTACTATCTTTACGCATCTAACTCTTTTAGTTTGTTAATAGCCCACTCTACACCAGAAGTGCCTCCCCAAGCATCCCACATCAATCCTCCACACCCCTCAGAGTATGGTACATCTTTATGTTGTTGATGTCTTTTGAAACTAGCCATTCTAGAAATTGTATCTCTAGTTATACCCTCTTTTTTAGCTAATTGGTTTGCTCTTTTTTTTCCTACATCAGTGCCGCAGCTACCCCATCCATTTTTCTCTGCCCACTCTAAAGCTCGTTTAGCGTTATTACTAGCACTCTCTGGATAGTCTGTATAAGATTCTAGCTTTGTTTCTGCTTCTAGGATCATCTGTTTAATCTTAAGTAGCTCTAGTCCAGCTTCTATCTCTTTGCTAAGCTCTTCTTTTTTACTTTTCTCTACAAAGTAGCCTTCTATTGAGAAACCCTTAACCTTACCAGTTTTTACAAAATCTTGCCAGACCTCTTCATTGGTTACTTTCATAGTACCTACCCAAGTTCCTATAGGTAAGTCCATATCGTATATCTGACTTTTATCTTTTACCTCATCCTCTACTATCCAAGACTCTACCAAGCTAAGACCAGATAACTCTAGCTTATGCTCAAATGTAGAATTATTTTGATAGCCATTCATTAAAAACATCTCAGATGCTTTACGGACTGTCTCTCTAGTAAAGTAAATATAGTACTCATCATTACCATCCTTTCTGTAGATAGTTTTATTAGGTACTAGTAAAGCTCCAGTAAGTAGTCTTTTATCTGTATCTGCTTCTGCTAGTTTATATTCCTTTTGTTGATTAAGTGCTACAAAGTTTTCCTCTATAGCTGGATGCTCTACAATACTGATTGCATCAATACCAGCAAATAAGCTGTCATCATCCTCTTCAATTATAAGTTCTACTATTCTCATACTATTATAACGTTATTAATTTCTATTTTGTTAAAGAGTAGCACCCTCTACAATATTATTCTCTAAACTCTGTGCAGTAGTTATGTCATTAGCTACTACATAGGCTTGTACTGGCTCTTGTGTTTGACTTCCTACTGCTTCTGCTAATTGACTTGTTTCTGTAGCACCAACTATATTAAAGCTAGGAGCTTGAGGTGTAGCTGCTGCTGCTCCAGCAGATGCTCCTCCTCCACCACCACCACTAGATTTAGGTATTTTAGTAGAAATAATCTTTTTAACATTAGCAAAACCTACAGCACCAGTAGCAATCGCTTGTGCAATAGCATAGCCAGGTATTGCTTTTCCTGAAAACGCTCTTAACTGCCCAGCAATAGCTGCATAAGTATTAATTAAAGATGATGCAACTGCCATCGCTTTACCAGCCGCAGTTTCTTCTCCTATAACTCCACTAACATCTGATAACGCACTAGCATAACCCATAGCAGAAGTCATCTTAGCTTCAAACTCTGCATCTGCTATACTTACCCTAGCATCTGCAAACTGTTGCTCTAAATCCTCTTGTTGTTTAGTGCTTAAAAGTTTATCCTCATTAAGTATATCCTCTCTAGCTTGTAGTATAGCTCTCTGCTCTTCAAACGTTAAATTATCAAACTCTCTATCTAGTTCTAATTCCTCTATCTTTTTAGCTTGAGCTTTTTCTCTATCTTTTAAAGCAAACTCATCCTTCTTAGCTTGTAAGGTTTCATTAAGAGAATTAATTAGCTCTTGACTTAATAGACCATTAGCTAAAGCCTCAGCCATTAGTTTCTTGTTATGCTCTTCTATCTTTTTTAATTCTAAAGCTCTAGCCTCTTCCTCTGTATTAGCCTCTGCTTCTCTAATTCTGTTTTTTAAGTCTGCTAATCTTTTTTGATACTCCTCTTCTAGTTTTAGCTTCTCTTCATTCTCTTTCTTTATCCTAGCTTGTTCTTCCTTATTGTCTTGTAGAATAAAGCCATCTCTTTTGTTCTTTAACTCTCTTAACTTTTTCTCAGTTTCATCTATTACTGCATCGCCTTCAGCAGCCACCTTTTCTGGATCAAATAAAAATGATGATGTAGTTTCTAAGTAGTCCTCAGTTAAACTAGTTCCCTCTTCTAATACACCTACAGCAGCTAGACTATTAGTAATACCATCAACTAAACCAGTAAGAATTAATATAGGTGCTGATAAAAAGGCTATTATACCTTTAGCAATACTTTTGTTTCTTTCTGCTGCTTCTACTTGAGACTTTTTCATTTCTCTCTGAGTAAGTAGTTGAGCTTCTAGATTTTTTATAGTCTCTCCTAATTGTTGCTTTTTTAAGTCTCTTATTTGTTTTTCAGTCTTACCTTGAAGCTTAAGAGTATTCTCCATTGAGCGAGTAATCTCTGCTTGTTTTTCAGATTCTAGTACAGCCTCTTTCTGTAAGTCTAAAGATTCTTTTTGAGCCTTACTGACTCCATTAACAGCATCCTTAATATCATCCCAATAAGCAACCACTAAACCTAAAGCAACTACTAAAGCTCCTATACCAGTAGTAAGTAAAGCTGTTCTAAAGCCTTTAACAGTTTTTATTAAACCCTTAAATCCTCCAATACCATCTTTGACAGCACCAGCTAAATCTTTTACTTTAGTAGC